CCGCCAGGACTCACCACACACCGGAGATCGACATGACCGACCAGACCCGCTCCCTCCGCCAGGAGGACGCCACCGAGGCCCTGATCGCAGAGGCCGAGGCGGCACTCGTGGCGTACGGGGCCTCCATCGATCGGGGGCTGGCGCTGGCTGCAGAGATGCAGCTGGTGGCCGACTCGATCGACGCCGGCATGGGTGACGCCCACGCCGAGCTGATGGAGTGGCTCCCCTGAGGGCGCCCGCCGGGGGCGTCACCCCGGCACCTCACTTCACAGACACACCCCATGGACACCACGACGATCACGGCCGCCTGGCGCAACGACATGGAGGAGGCGCACGAAAACGCCATCGATGCGTTCGATGCCATCGAGGCGCTGCAACGCACCGACACTTGGCGTGCCCTGCCCCGGTCGGTGCAGCGCACGCTCTGCGCCTCCCACGCCGCCCTAGGCGCCATCGCTGACGGCCTGGCCGAGGTGTTCTGATGGCCACCAGCGCCGCCCGCACCCGCCGCTACCGGGCCCGCCTTGCCGGCCTGCCTGACCCAGACGCCCCGCAGCCATGCCCCCTGTGCAGCCGCCTGGTGCGCAGCAGCCGCACCGCACCGCTCTGCAGCCAGTGCTGGAAGCGCTCACCAGCAGGGCGCGAGGTGAACCGGCTCAGAATGCAGGCACGACGCGCCGCCCTGGGTGTTGCAACCGATTCTCAGGAGCGCCCCGCCGCCTGATCCTCCAGGTCCGACGCCATGAATGCCGCCGACCGCAGCAGCTGCGACAGCGGCACCGGCTTCGCATCACGCCTTGCGCATGACCGCAGCGCCCGCCGGATCCCCGCCGCCGCCGACCCGCTGCCCAGCTCGCGGGCGATCTCCATCAGCTCCGGATCCAGGCGGATCGAGTAGCTGAACCCACTCGGGATCTTCCGGCCCTTCATCGCACGAACGCCGAGCATTCACAGGCGGCCTGGATCACCCCCACCTCTTCCGGGTCAGGGAAGTCCAGGTGGCACCGGCCGACCCAATGCCCGCACCTCTCACAGCTGCGCGTCCACCTGGGCAGGTCGGGCCGCACTCCCTTGTGGTTGGCACCGCGGCGGATGTTGCCGATGCAGCCGCCTGAAACGCCGAACTCCTCCCCGACGTGCCGTTCAGGGATCCCCCAGCTGGTGAGTGCCCGGGTGACCATCATCTCCAGCATCTGGGGCTTGAATGTGCGGGAGGCCATCAGCTCCACACCCCCTCAAGGCACTTTCTGCTCCGACCCGGCCTGACCTTCGGCTTCTCCTGCACCTGGTCCAGCAGTGGGAACACCGTGCCGCTCACCGCGATCGGCTCCTCCACATCGGCCGCGGCGATCGTCTCAAGCAGCTGCTGGCGCTCCTCGCTGGTGAGCATCGCCACCGGCTCAACGATCTGCGCCGCCGGGCCCTTACCCCAGTCGTCTCGCTCGCACCCGCGCCACCAGCTGCAGGGCTTCAACGCCTCCGGGCAGCAGGCCTCCTGCACGGTGAGCTCGCCATCCACCCACGACAGCAGCAGCCGCCACACGCCGAAGCTGGCCCACACGCTGCCGGTGCGCAGCTGGGGCGGGTCGGTGTCCAGCACCAGGCGGTGGGGGCGGCTGATCACGTCCCGCAGGATTCGCGCCAGCGTCTCGGCGGTGCACCGCACCGGCAGGTCGTCCGTCTCGGCAGAGGGATGGGTGGTGGTCATGGTTGCGGATCTTCGTCGTTAAGCGCACGCCGGATTTGTTCGTCACGCCATCTGCAGTAGCGAATGAAATCAGCCGTCAGCGGTTGAGTCCGCGGCGGGGCTGGCGGCGCTGTCGCCTTGCTACCGGGCGGAGGTGGGTTGCTCCCTCGACGGATTGTCCGGGAAGGCCGCCAGAAGGGAGGCCCATAAAGACCGATGCAGTAGCTGATCAGCATGCCGACACAGCCGCCGACCAAAGAGGCAAACACTGGGTTGTCCATCACCGGCAGAGAGCAGCGTGAACATCGGCCACTGTGGGGCTCAGAATCGCAGGCCGCAGCGCTTCGCGTACCGCTGCAGCTCCGCCCGCTGCTCCGCCGTCGCCGTCCCATAGATCGCCGGGTTGTTCGCCGCCACAATGGCGATCGACACATTCGAGCAGCCGTTCTGCCCCGTCCGGAAGAGCCCGTCCGCAGCGTTCAGGTTGTCGTTCACCGTCGTGTTCGGTCGCGCCTGGGCCACTCCGCTGGTCAGCACCAGCACCATGGCGGCAAGGGTTCGGAGCATCGGGCGCAGGGGTCGCTGGAGCGCTCATTGTCTCTTCTGCCCACGACGGATGGCGTTCAGCAGTCCAGATCGTTCGTCAGCCGAACACTCGAAAGGAGCCCTCAGAAGGTCTCCCCTTCGAAATGCTGCCACCCGCTGCTTCCAGGCCAGCCGTTGCAGGTCGTCGTTGCTGATGCCTAATGCGTAGGCCAACGCCGCCACCCCTTGGTCGAATCCCCTTCGGTAGCCGATCTCCTCGTCATGGGTTCGCGCCAGGCCTTGAGGCTCAAACGCCAATCGCTCTGCAGTGGTAAGGCGGCGTCCGCCTGGCGTAACAAAGAGTTCGCCCATCACCGGCAGAGGGCAGCGTGAACATCGGCCGCGGCCTGCGTCACGATCGGCGCCGGCCGCAACGCATCCAGACCCTCCACACGCAGCTGGTGGCCAAGGTGCACACCAGCCGCCAACACAGCCGGCGGCAGCAGGAACAACAACAGGCGTTTCACAGTGGAGACAGATCGGGGACGCCTATGACCATACCACTCCGTAGAGGGATGGTCTACTTTGTGTTGGCCCATCCGACACCACATGCTCCACCGCAACCCCATCCCCTGCCGCCTCACCGAGCAGCAGATCGCCTGGCTGGACGCCCAGCGCGTCGGCGCCGTCTGCTCACGCTCTGAGGCCATCCGCCACGCCGTCCAGTACGCCATGGAGCACCAGCACCGCATCAACCAGCGCGCCATCCGCCGCGCGCAGCGCAACGACGCCACGGCCCAGTGAGCACCTTCCTCACCCGCTGGGGCCGCCTCACCGGGCCCGAGTGGATCCGCCGCCGCTTCGATGAGGCCTCCCGCGAATGGCTCACCCCCGAGGTGCTCCATCACGCCTTCCTTCGCCTGCCCTACCACGACAGCAACGGCCAGGAGATCGTCGACCTCGACTTCATCCGTCTGCTCAGCGACGACCCCGCCGCCGCCCGCCAGCAGCTGGAGCACGAGTGCACCGCCTACCTGAACCACCTCGCCATCTGTGATCGCCGCCGCGCTGAACAGCAGGCACGCCAGCACCAGCAGACCACCGCCACGCAGCACTCCCCCCTCTGATGCCTGCACCATCCCTGCCCCTCGACGAGGCGCAGGTCACACGCTTCATGGCGATGCTCGGCAAAACCCCGGACACCGCCCGCTTCCGTGCCTTCCCGCACGCCGAAAACCCCCGCCGGGTCACCATCGGCCCGCGCAAAGGGCCCTACGACCTCAAGGCCTTCGGCTTCTGGCAGGCCCAGGGCCGCGGCGTCTACATGGTCATCAACGACGGCGGCGACACCAAGGCCTCGATCACCGCCTGCCGGGCCTTCTTCTGCGAATGGGACGATCGGCCCATCACCGACCAGCTCACCGCCTGGAAGGCCCTCGGCTACGGCGAACCGACCTTCATCGTCCTCACCGGCGGCAAGTCCGCTCACCTCTACTGGGTGCTCGCCGATCCCATCGCTCCAGACCAGTGGGAGCCGGTGCAGTCGGCACTGGTTGATCACGCCGGCGCCGACCCGAAGTGCAAAGACCTCCCCCGCGTCATGCGCCTCCCCGGCGGCCGCTACATCGGCCCCGATTGCACACCACAGGGCGAGACTGTCATCACCGCGGCAGCCGGCCGCCGCTACACCCTCGAGGAGGTGCTCAGCTGGCTGCCCTCCACCCAGAGCCCACCACCGCAGCGCCAGGGGATCGACATCAGCGACCCCCGGCCGCCGCTGGTGGATCGCCCTCGTCCTCTCGATCAGGTGCGCGAGGCGCTCGCCGCCATCCCCCCCATCCTGCCGAAGACCGGACAGCGCGAGACCTTTCGCGCCATCGCATGGGGGCTCCTCGGCGCCGTGCGTGAAGCCGGTGGATCCGATGCCCTCGCCCTCCAGCTGCTGCAGGCCCACAGCCCCGCGGTGACCGACGCCGCCGAGTACCTGCAGAGCGAACCCCACACCATCCGCCCCAGCACCCTCTGGTATCACGCCAGGCAGCACGGCTGGCGCCCTCAGGAGGAGCGCACCACCAGCGCCACACCGGTGCCATCCCGGGCCCACCCCGACGCAACTCCGGCCGAACAACCCGCCGCCCCGCCGCTGCTCACCATCCACCAGGTGCGCAGCCAGCTGGCCGCGGCCGTCGCCAGCGGTGCTTCCGAGACCGATCTGGAGGTCCTAAAGATCGAGCTGGCCATGGCCAGCGACATGAACCCCGCCGCCCTCGGTGGGCTCCTTCGCTCCATCACCAAGGAACACGAGGCCGCCCAGTCGATCGCCGTCGAGACCCGTGGTCTCCGCGACGCTGCCGACTGGAAGGATGTCGGCGCCGCCATCACCCTCGAGGCCATCCTCCCGCCCTCCATCGCCGCTGCCCTTCGCTGCCGTTGCAAGGCCCTCCCCACCGACGATGTGTCGGCGCTCATGCCCTTCCTCGTCACCATCTCCAGCGCCCTGAAGCTCGGCAGCGAAGTCGTCGCCTCTGAAGCCGCCGACTACCGCGTACCACCCAATCTCTACGCCGCCCTCGTCGCCCGCTCCGGCGCCAAGAAGTCCCCCGTCTCCCGCCTCCTCGTCACCGCTCCCACCACCACCATCCGCCGCGAGCTCGCCAAGGCCCACACCCGCGCTCTTCAGGACTGGACCGAGCAGAACCGCAACGTCAAACCATCCGAACGCCCCGACCCGCCCCAGGCGGTGTTCATGTCCATCAGCGACACCACCGCCGAGGCCCTCGCCTCACAGCTGCAGGCCCAAGAGGTGCGCGGCCTTTCACTCCTCCTCCACCGCGATGAGCTCGCCGGCATGTTCGGTTCCCTCAACGCCTACCGCTCCGGCCGCGGCGGTGATGAGGAGCAGCTGCTCGAGGCCTACGACGGCAGCGGCTTCCACTCCCTTCGCGTGGCGGCCACCGGCGGCGGACGCTTCTACGAACGTTGCCAGCTCTCGGTGTGGGGCACCATCCAGCCGGCCATCCTCGAGCGCCTGGTGGCCAACGGCGACGCCTCCGGCCTCTGGGCCCGCTTCATGTTCATCCCACTCCCGGAGAAGGTGGTGCCGATCGCGGCCACCGAATCCAGCAGCGAACGCGATGCCGCCGCCGATGCCGCCCTGCGCCTCACCAAGATCTGCCAGCTGATCTACAAGCTGCCCCGCTCCTCCCTCTTCCTCACCGACGACGCCCGGCGGGTGTTCTTCGACTACGAGGCCCGCTGCCAGGCCGACGCTCTCGCCGCTCTTATCCCCGCCCAGGGCGCGCTGTGGGGTAAGGCCCCGGGGAAGGCACTCCGCCTCGCCGGCCTCCTTCACACCATCCACCAGGTCGCTGGTGATGGTGATCACTCGCCGCTGATCGAGGAGCAGACCATCCGGAACGCGGCCACTCTCGTCGATCACGTCAACAGCTGGACGATGAGCCTCCACGCTTCCGTTGAGCAGGGCCCGGCCACTCAGCTGATGCGCACAGTCCATCGGATTGCGCAGTCGCATGGCGGCTTCGTCGGCTCGCGCGACATCTGGTCGGCCATGAGCCGTCAGCAGAGGAAGGAGATCGACTCGGCGGCCATCACTCAGGCGATGCAGGCCCTGCAGGAACTGGGTTCTGGTGAGATTGAGCAGAGCCGGCGCGGCTCCATCCGGTACCAGGCGAACGGCGTTCTCCCGTGACCTCGCGCGCGGTGTGCTGGGTGTTGCAAGCGGTTCTCAAGTGGCCCGCATACGTGGGCGAATGTGGGCTGTGTGGGCTTCTGTGGGCTGGCGAGCCTACATTCACTTCCCTTCCAGCGCAGCGGGTTTCGGCAAAAAACGGCCGTTTGTGGGTTTGTGGGCTGCTTCGAGCGTGGGCGCGTTCGCGTGGCCCCTGAAAAGGGGAAAAAGAGAGGGCGAAAAGGGAAGGGCAACCCACAAACCCACACATATATATATTTCTTTCTAATCCCTTCCAGGGCAGTGGATCTGACTGTGGGCTGCCCCAGCCCACAAACAGCCCACAAACCCACACTCACGAGCCAGTGCCACCGACATGCTCCGCCGCCACCCCACCGACTGGCTCCCGCGCCTTCCTGGCCTCTACCGAGACGCAGAGCACCGCTACCACCTGAACGGCCAGACCTTTCCGGTGTCGGTCACCGGCGTGCTCGCCGCCGGCAAATCCACCTACGCCATGAAGGCCATCGAGGCCACCCGTGAGCAGTGGGAGCCCCGCGGCAACACCGTGCACCGCGCCCTGGAGCTGGCCTGCACCGACCCGGCCTTCCACCCCGACCACTGGGGCCCCTGCTGGCGATGGATCAACTGGGTGTGGCCGCTGCTCACCCACCCGCTGTGGGATGGCGTGGAGATCATCGCCAGCGAGATGGGGCTCTACGCCACCGACGGCAGCGTGGCGGGCACGTTCGACGGCGCCTACCAGCTGCCGGGCGGCGAGCGGATCCTGTTCGACCTGAAGACCCAGGCGCGCGCGGATGACGGCGCCTACGACACCAGAGCGCAGCTCGGCGGGTACCTGTGGATGGCGGCGCAGCACGGCATCACCTTCGACGGGGCCGCAACGCTCTGGGCGCGGCCCGGGAAGACCACTCCGCAGTGCTTTGGGGTTGATGAGTGCCTGGAGGCGTGGGCGGCTGCCTGGGAGGCGTACAGGGCCCTCTCGCGGGGTGGGCGCCGGCCCCTGCTCATTGGCTGATGCTGGTAGCCCATACGGCTACGTAGTGCTATCGTTCCGTCGTGGCACGGCGAAGAGACCCGCCGGCCTGCCCTCCCCTCTGATGCCATGCACTGTCCGGACCACACGGTGTTTTCCACGCGTGTAGTAGCGCGTGGAATGGCCTCTCAGAAGAAGCGGGACCCGTCGAGGTCTGCCGGTGGCTCCAGGGTTCGCAAGGCTCCTCTCATGGCCGGCAGCAAGGGCAGCAGCCACACCAACCACGTCCCATCACCCCCTGATCAGCCCATGCGATCGCTTCTCACCCACCCCGACACCCCGGCGTGGTTCCTCTTCACTTTCATCTTCGCCGCGGTGGTCTCCCATGTCGGTCGCTGAAGCTCCCTCGCGCATCGACGCCACCATCGAGTCGCTCATCGACGTTCAGCGGGACATCGCCAACCTCGAAGACCTCAAGGCCAAGCTCCTCGCCGAGATCACCGATGCCCACGACCTAGGCCTGATTGCCGACAAGATCACCACCCACGACGGCTGGACGATCTCCCACTCCCCCGGCCGCAAGCTCTACGACTACCCAGACGACGTGACAGCCCTGGAGACCAGCCTCAAGGCCGCCAAGGAGGCAGCCGTCGCCACCAGGCGCGCCACCCTCAAGCCCTCCACCCCCTACTGGTCGGTGCGCGCCCCCAAGCCGCCGAAGGAGGCCGTATGAGCTCGCAAGATTTCAGCGATCTCACTCCGCCACGCAATCTGGTGGAGGAATGGCTTGAGCAAAGCAGATCCGACGATTGCGTTGGCGCCTATGACGACGTGAGGTTCGCCACCATCGCCTATCGAGCTGGCGCAGAGCAGGCCGCCAAACAACTGGAGGATCAGTGGCCTAAGCCCATCACCGACAGAGTGCCCACCAAGGAAGACGCAGACGAAGCGGGGTACGTGCAGTTCCACACTCCAAACGGCAGATGGGATTATGGCAACTGGGAAAGTGCCGCACGAGGTGGCTATCCCTGGCGCCACACACCCCTGTGGCGGCCGCCCGCTCCGCCGACGTTGAAGGAGCAGGCCATTGCCGCACTGGACATTCACGTGATCACGGGCAAGCCGCTAGACACGCATCTGATCCGCCGCGCCCTGGAGGCCGACTCGTGAAGCCCTCCATCCATCGCGCGCAGGCTGAACTCCTCCGTCGCTACGAACACCAGCCCGCCGCCGAATCAGCCCCCGTCTCTGCCGCCCAAGCCGAACGCGATCGGATCCTCTCCCTCCTCCACATCCGTCGCACCACCCTTCAATCCCTCGGCCAAGGCTGGACCGCTCGCCTTCGTGAGGTGCAGACCATCATCGACATCATCCAGCCATGACGAAGTTCGTACCCAACTACAACTTCGCTCCCACCGACTTCGACCGGCCCCTTGAATCAGGCGAGGGCATCACCCGCACCAGCGCACCACACGCCCGCCACTTCCGCTTCATCATCACCTTCACCCACGCGCGCCCCATGCGCACCACCATCCTGTCCACCTCACGATCGGAAGCCGAGAAGTTCGCCCGGGCCCGCCACCCAACCCTCATCAGCCTGCACCCCGCCGACTGATGAGCAACCCGCAAAAGCGCAAGGGTGACGCCGCCGAGCTTGAGGCCGCCCGCCTCATTCACGATCTCACCGGCTTCCCGGCACGTCGCAAGCTCGGCGCCGGTCGCACCGATGACACCGGCGACATCGACGGCATCCCCTCCACCGTCATTCAGGTTGCCAACTGGCGGGACGTGACCGCCGCTCTGCGGGCTAAACCCCTCGGTGCTGAGGCCCAGCGACTCAACGACCAGGCCACCTTCGCCGCCACCTTCCTCCGCCTCCGCGGCGGCCTCTGGCGCGTCGCCCTCACCCCCGAGCAATGGGCCGTTTACGCCCGCGAATCCCTTCCATGAAACGCTGCCTCGTCCTTCTCAGTCTCAGCAGCCTGATGGCCTGCCAGACGCTCCCCGCCCACGCCGACGCGCCACCCCCAGGCGCACAGCCCGGCCGAGTCTTCCCCGGTGAGCAGTACTCCCCCCCAGCCAGCATCACCCGCACCGATCCCCTGGGCTACCTCCCGGCGCCCGTCCGGCGCATCCCCGGGGGAGTCTCGGCGAGCCGCATCTTCGACGCCCCCATCACCGGCGGCGGCCGCTTCAGCTCACCGCCCTGGGCCCCGGGCCGCGGCGCGCTGGTGAGCTTCGTGGTGCCTGGCCTCGATCTGCCGCCCGGTGACGGCGGCGACGGCGGCGACGGTGAGCCGCCCTACATCCCTCCGCCCCACCCCGAGCCACCCTCGCCTCACGATCACCAGCCCGCCGTCCCTGGGCCGCTGCCTCTGGCCGGCGTGGCTGCGGCATGGGGGTGGGCAAGACGGCTGCGGAGGAGGGTTCAGCGATGAACGTGCGGATCAACTTTGGAGCGCTCAGCCCGCCGATCGGTGAGCAGCTTCAGGATCAGGGCCTAAAGCTCGACATGGACACTCTCCAGCGGCAGTACCTGCAGCGTGATGCGGATGAAGTGTCACGGCTCCGGGTTCGCGGGGTGCTCACAGAATCCGAATCCGATAAAGCTCGGAAACGCATCATGCAAGTCATCAAGAAACAAGCGAGGCCGTTATGACCCACCACCCCGACTTCCGCGCCGAACTTCAGGCGCTCCTTAATGCCGTCCACGATCTACGGATTGAGAGTGGCGAGCCGAAACACGGTGCATTCAGAGCAGCGCTCGACCGCGCCCGCACCGCGCTGGCCGCGCCGCAGCAGGGGGCGCCCACCGAAGAACAGATCCTCGCCTGTCGTTCGTGGAGTTCACACGGCCCGGCCCTTGATTCCGACCTTGTGGACTTCGGGCGCCAGCTCCTCACCCGCTACGGCGCCCAGGCCGTGCCGGTGGCGGTGGCGAAGAGGTTGCCGGGGGAGGGGGATTGCATGGCCAACCCACGCAACGGCGAGGGGCTGTGGTGCTGGGCTTGGATTCAGCACGATCCGAGCCTGTTCACCGGCCGCTGGCGCATGGTGCGCCGCGAATGGTTGGCCGAAGAGGCCACCCACTGGCTTCCCCACTGGGCGCTGCCGCTGCCGGAGGCCCAGCCATGACCGGCCTCGCATCCGTCGCCGTTGCCGTGCTGATCGCTTTCAGCAGCGGCACTGGCGGCATCGTCATCGCCTCCGCATACACCCAACTGGTAACAACTCATGACCGCTGATCTTTACCCACCTCGGGAGCTGCAGCGACTGTGGGGCTACGAGTCTCACCAGCACCCCAACCCAGAGCTTTACATGCGCAAGCGGATCGCCGCATGGTGCGCTGAGCAGGCAGGAAAATCGGCTGCTACTGCATGGCCCGAGCCAATCACCCATCGGCCGCCGACAGAAATGGATGCCGATCGCCTTGGTTACGTTCAATATCTTGACGAAAGAGGATTCTGGTCCATTCGCTATTGGTACAACGTGGCTCTGCATGGCCAGCCTTGGCTTCACACGCTGAGCTTCACCATGGACGGCAACGCGTGAGGCTTCCCGTATACTGGCTCGCCATCGCCGCTGCCATCCTCATGGTCTGCATCTGATGGACGCCGAATATCGGGAGTACCTCGTCACTGTTCGGCACGATGAACACCGAACCCAGGACTTCCCGATCATCTCCCATTGCGCTTGGGCCGCTGGTGCTCAACTCCTGCAGAAACGCCCCGGCTCGCGCATCGTCGCCATCCGCCGCCGCTACCGTGACATCAGCACACCTCAGGATCAGGGCTGATGGCTGACATCACCTTCGAGGCCGACACCAGCCAGCTCACTGCCCTCCAAGGTGCCTTGCTGACCCTCAGCGGCAAGATGAACCGCGTCACGGCCGTCGCCATGACGCGATCCGCCAAGGCGGCCCAGGCCGAGCTTCGCCGGCGCACTCCCGACTACATCGATAGGCCCACACCCTGGACCCTCAACGGCACATTCGTCAGGCCAGCCACTGAGGCCAAGCTGGTAACCACCGTGGGTTTTAAGGACGACACCATTGGGATTAGCACACCAGCGGCCAAGTATCTCCAGTTACAGGTATCCGGGGGCAGGGCGAAGCACAAGCCTTTCGAGAAGCTTCTCCAGAGACGTGGCATCCTTCGGTCGGGGGAGTTCGCCATACCGTCGGGTGCTGCTCCATTCACTTTCAACAGCTACGGGAACATCCCCTCCAGCAAGTACGTTCAGATGCTCTCTCGGCTCAACGCGCTGCGTGAGGCGGGTTCAACAAGCAACCGCACCGGCTCGCCTCGATCCCGGGCTGCCAGGCGCAAGGAGGACTTCTTCGTGGCAGAGATCAACGGGCACCGCGCCATATGGGCCAGGGTGGGGCAAGACAAGCGGGACATCCGCCCAGTGTTCCACTTCGTGAACGCCCCCCCGAAGTTCAGCTCGCGCTTCCCTGTGCCCAGCATTGTCACCAAGGCATTCCATAAAGCATTCCCTGGAGAGCTAATAAGAGCTGTTGATGAGCAGATCAGATATAATCGTAGACTCAGATAGTATAAGAAACTTAAGCTAACCCTTGGCCATCGCGCAACATTTATGACTAGCAATCTTTGGCCTTCAATTACACCTTTGGGTCCTCCCCTGTTATATTTAGTGGGGTTAATTCGACCCTCGCTTTTCCGCTAGCGCCAGAGTCGCAACTTAGTTACCGCAATCGATTTCAGCCGCACCGTCCCCGCTCCCATGCCTCTCGGTAACCGGATGCTGCCATCTTCGGTAACCTAGACGCATTGGTTACCGCCCGGGTGCAGCTGGTTACCTTCACGGAGTTCGCGCAGCGCGTCGGGGTGAGCCGGCCGGCGATCAGCAAGGCGGTGAAGACCCGCCTGATGGATGCCGTGAAGGAGCGCCGCGGGAAGCCGATGCTGGATCTCGATCGGGCCCTGCAGCTCTGGAACGCCGGCAACCAGCGCCAGGCCCGGGGCCGTGCTGCCGTCGCCACGACACCAGCCGAAGGTCAGCCGCTGAGCACGCGGAAGGCGCTGGCCGAAACGGTGCTCGACCTGCCTGACGACGCCATCCCGAAGCTGGGGGAGTCGTTGGAGCGGAAGGAGTTCTACCTGGCCGAGCTGGCGAAGATCAAGGCGAAGCAGCAGTCGGGAGAGCTGGGCAGCGTCGCCGAGATGAAGCGGGAGGCCTTCGGCCTGGCGAAGTCGGTGCGGGAGGCGGTGCTTGGCATCGTGCCCAGGGTGAGCGCAGACCTGGCCGCGGCCGGCGATCGCTTCGAGGTGGAGCGGCTCCTCGAGGCCGAGCTGGTGGCGGCGCTGCGGGTGCTGGCGGATGGCTGACGCGGCCGCGGCCTACCGGGAGGCCTTCCTCGACGGCCTGCGGCCCGAGTCGCTGGGGACGGTGAGCGAGTGGGCGGACCAGCACCGGGTGCTGGGTGGGATCGGGTGCCCGGAGCCGGGCCCCTGGCGCACCAGCCGGACGCCGTACCTGCGCGAGCCGATGGACTGCCTGAGTGCCAGCAGCAGGGTGCGGCGGGTGGTGCTGGTGTTCGGCAGCCAGCTGGGCAAGACCGAGGCCGGGCTGAACTGGCTGGGCTACACCATCGATCAGCGGCCGGCGCCGACCCTTCTGGTGCAGCCGACGATCGAGATGGCGAAGCGGCTGAACCGGCAGCGGCTGGAGCCGTTCATCCGCGAGACGCCACGGATCGCCGAGAAGATCCCGCCGCCGCGGAGCCGGGACAGCGGGAACACCATGTTCATGAAGGTGTTCCCGGGCGGCCTGTTCGTCCTCACCGGCGCGAACAGCGGCAGCTCGGCGCAGTCGATGCCGGCGGCGAACCTCTTCGCCGACGAGGTGAGCAGCTATCCGCTGGATGTGGACGGCAAGGGCGACCCGCTGGAGAACTTCGAGGCCCGGACGGCCAACTTCCCCAGAGGGAAAATCCTGATCACCAGCACCCCGGGCGAGGTGGGGTCGTGCCGGGTGACGAAGGAGTACCGGACCCGCAGCGACCAGCGCCGGTACGAAGTGCCCTGCCTTGCGTGCGGGGCCCGGCAGGCGCTGCTGTGGCCCAACTTCAAGTGGGACCGGCCGGACGGGGAGGTGCGCTACGAATGCGCCCACTGCGGCGAGCGCTTCGAGGAGCGGCATAAGAGCCGGTTTCTGCCGGAGGGGCTGTGGGTGCCGCAGGCGGCGGGCGATGGGGTGACGGCTGGCTTCCACCTGCCAGCCTGGTACGCGCCGCTCGGGTGGCTGAGCTGGGGGGAGATCCGCGACCAGTTCCTGCGGGCAGGCCACGACCCCCAGCTGCTGATCGGGTGGGTGAACAAGCGGGCGGCGCAGGCGTGGGAGGACACCCTGGCGAACCAGTTCAGCGCGGAGGGCTTGGCGAAGCGGCGGCAGAACCTGGCGGCGGGCAACGGCTACGCCGAGGGTGTGGTGCCGGCCGGGGTGCTGACGCTCACCGCCGGCGTGGATGTGCAGGGCGGCGGCGGCTCGATCGGCGAGCGGCTGGTGGTGACGGTGTGGGGCTGGGGCCGCGGCGAGGAGGCGTGGCACCTGTTCCACGGCGAGATCCATGGCGACCCCCAGGCCGACGAGGTGTGGGAGCAGCTCGACACCGTGCGGCTGACGAAGTGGCGGCGCGAGGACGGCGCCGAGCTGATGATCGCCAAGGGCGGCATCGATGACGGCGGGCACGCCACCCACCGGGTGCGGCGGTACTGCAAGGCGACGCCAGGGTGGGTGCCGGTGAAGGGCACCAGCACGCGCGGGAAGCCGATCATCGGCAAGGGTTCGGCGGTGGATGTGAACCACCGGAACCAGTCGGTGACGAAGCGGGGCGTGCTGCTGTACATGATGGGCACCGACACCTCCATCACCCACCTGCAGGGGCGGCTGCGGAACGATCAGCCGGGCCCGGGCTACATGCACCTGGGCCAAGCAGCGAGCGACCAGTTCCTACGGGAGCTGTTCCCGTGGAAGCGGCGGCCGCGGAGCGTGAAGGGCTTCACGGTCTACGACTGGGAGCTCCCCCAGGGCGAGCGTGACGAGGCGGGGGACTGCACGCGGATCGCGTACGCGGCGCTGCAGCTGCTGGCGCGGCAGTTCCCGAAGACGACGATGTGGAAGCAGCTCGAGGAGGCGGCGCTGGCCACGGTGAAGAAGCCCGAGGGTGGGGCGTTGGCGGCGCCGGAAGGCAAGCGCAAGGCGCGGCAAAGGCCAGCGATCAACCCCGTAACGACTTGGTGAGAACGATTATCACTCCGTAGACTGAGGGGAAGCACGGATAGGGCAGGTGAACATCCCGCGAAGCCTCACGGCCGGCGACTCGCTGACGTGGAACGACCCACCCGCCGTCGATGGCCAGGGCAACCCGGTGCGGTCGTCCACTTTGACACTCACCTACTTCCTGAGGGCACCAGTCGCCAGCGAGGGCGCCACGATCGTGGGCGTGGCCGATGCCGTCGGCGGGTGGGACTTCACGCTGGCCGCGGCGGAGACGGCGGGCCTGAATGCCGGGACCTGGTACTGGACGGCGCAGGCCACCAGCGGCGCGCTGGTGCTGACGCTCGGAAGCGGATCGCTGCAGGTGCTGCCGTCGCTGGCGTACACCGGCACCCCGGCGGCGTTCGATGGCCGCAGCGAGGCGGAGAAGGACCTCGAGGCGGTGCAGACCGCGATTCGCACGATCGTGGCCGGCGGGGTGAGCCAGTACGCGATCGGCAGCCGGCAGGCGACGAAGCTCGACCTAGGGGCGTTGATGAAGCGGGAGGCCTACCTGAAGGGCATCGTGGCGCGGGAGAAGGCGGCGGAGAAGATCGCCGCCGGCATGGGTGACCCGCGGAACCTGTTCGTGAGGTTCGGGCGATGAACGACACCGAGAAGCGGCTGCAGGAGAGGCAGCTTCGGGCGCTGCGGCTGCAGATGAAGCGGCTGTACGAGGGGGCGAAGTTCGACCGGCTCACCGCCGACTGGCTGGCGGGGGGTACCAGCGCGGACGCGGAGATCCGCAGCAGCATGGCCCGGCTGCGGAACCGGGCGCGGCAGGTGATTCGCGATTCGGATCACGCCAAGGCGGCGAAGCGCACGATCGTCAACAACGTGATCGGCACCGGCGTGCGGATGCAGGCCCAGCTGCTGATGGCCCGCTCGCGGGATGGGAAGCCCCGGTTGGACAAGACGAAAAACGCGACGATCGAGCGGAAGTTCGCCGCTTGGTGCGCTGCCGAGGTGTGCCACACCGGCGGGACGCTTGCGTTTCAGGACATCGAGGAGCAGGTGGTGGGCGCGCCGGCGGAGAGCGGCGAGGTGTTCGTGCGGCTGGTGCCAGAGGCCTTCGGCGGCGGGCGGATCCCGCTGGCGCTGGAACTGATCGAGGCCGACCAGATGGACGAGACGGTGGACGGCTACGCCAGCGTGCCCGGGCAGATGGCGCCAGGCGGCGAGTGGCGGCTGGGGGTGCATGTGGACGAGTGGGGGCGGCCGGTGGAGTACGCCTTCCTCACCCGCCACCCGGGCGACATCCGTGGCGGCGGGCCCATGGCAGGCCAGCGGGTGATCGTGCCGGCCGAGCAAATCATTCACTGCTTCATCCCGGAGCGGCCCGGGCAGACGCGCGGTGTGACGTGGTTCGCTTCGGCACTGAAGCAGCTCCATCACCTGGTGGGCTACCAGGAGGCGGAGGTGGTGCGGGCCCGGGCGGCGTCGCAGCTGATGGGCTTCATCGTCACCGACACCGGCGCCGGCGAGGAGCTGGGCGAGGAGGTGGTCGACGGGGAGCACGTCACCACGTTTGAAGCTGGGGTCTACAAGACCCTGTTCCCTGGACAGCGGGTGGAGGTGCCCGACCTGAAGGCACCGAACGGGCAGTTCGAGACCTTCGTGCGGGTGATGCTGCGCGCCATGGCCGCCGGCCTGGGGGTGAGCTACGAGAGCATCAGCCGAGACTTCAGCCAGACGAACTACAGCTCCAGCCGGCTGGCGCTGCTGGAGGACCGGGAGAACTGGCGGGCGCTGCAGCAGCGGACCATCCGGACCTTCCACCAGCGGGTCTTCCGGGCCTGGCTGCGGGCGGCGGTGAGCGTGGGCGAGGTGTCGCTGCCTGGGTATCAGCAGGAGCCGGAGCGCTACGAGACGGCGGTGAAGTGGGTGGCCCGGGGCTGGGAGTGGGTGGATCCGGAGAAGGAGGGCAAGGCCTACCGGGACGCGGTGCGCGACGGCTTCATGACCCAGGCCGAGGTGGTGATGTCCCGCGGGGCGGACTACCACGAGCTGATCGAGCAGCGGGCCGCCGAGCTTGCCGAGCAGGAGGCCCTGGGGCTGGTGTTCGACACCAACCCGGCGAAGGTGGACCAGCGCGGCGCCGACAACACTCCGCCGGCGCCTGAGCCGCCCCCGGCCGAGGATCCGCCGACCGATCCGCCCTCCGACCCGTCGCCGGTGGAGTGATCCATCCGTCTGCTGAGAGTGGCGAGCGGCTGTAGCATGGGTGGGAATGGTTCTCATTCCCTTGCCTCACACTGCCCACGACCTGCGCGACATCGCCGGCCAGGAGCTTCGCCGCTTCGAGCCGACCGAGTTCCGCGCCCAGGACGAGGAGCGCACGATTGAGTTTCCCTTCTCCAGCGAGCTGCCAGTCGCCCGGTGGTTCGGTGAAGAGGTGCTCGATCATTCGCGCGAAGCGGTGAACCTGTCGCGTCTGAATGACGGCGCCCCGCTGTTGTTCAACCACGACCCCGACCGCGTGATCGGTGTGGTGGAGCGTGCATGGGTGGACGAGGAGAAGCGGCGCGGCATGGCCCGGGTCCGGTTCTCCCGTAACGACTTCGCCCAGCAGGTGCTGGCCGACATCACCGACGGGATTCTCCGGAACGTGAGCGTCGGCTATGCGATCGGCGATGCAGAGAACCGCGGGGATTCGATCGTCGTCACGTCGTGGGAACCCCACGAGGTTTCGGTGGTCTCGATCCCTGCAGACCCCACTGTCGGCATCGGGCGATCGCTCGACGCTGGCGCCCCGGCTCCGGCCGTCACCCCTCCATCCTCCACCCCCATGGAAGACAACACCCCCAATCTCGAGGAGGTGCGTGCTCAGGCCAAGGCCGATGAGCGCGCCCGCTCCGCCACGATCACCAAGCTCTGCCGGGAGCACCAGCTGGAAGACAAGCTCGAGGGCTACCTCGCCAGCGAGCAGTCCGTCTCCGAAGTCCAAGGCGAGGTCCTGGCGGAGATCGCCAAGCGCTCGAAGGCGCCCCAGCACGCCGCCCCCGCCCAGCGCGCGGTGCCCATCGCCGGTGCCGCCCCGATGTCCGCGGACATCGGCATGAGCGACAAGGAGATCCGCTCCTACAGCTTCCTGCGGGCCATGCGCGCGCAGCTGATGCCCAACGACCCGACCGTGCGCGAGGAGGCCGGCTTCGAGCGTGAGGTGTCCCAGGCGGTGGCCCAGCGGATGGGCATCTCGCCCAAGGGCATGCTGATCGCCCACGACGTGCTCAGCGCCCGGACTCTGACCGTCGGCAGCCCCACGTCCGCTGGTGATCTGGTGTTCCCCGACGCCCGGCCCGAGAGCTTCATCGAGCTCCTGCGTCAGCGGAACGTCCTGACCAGCCTCGGCGTGCAGACACTCACCGGCCTGGTGGGGCCTGTGGCGATTCCTCGCCAGACGGGTTCGGTGACCGCTTATTGGGTCGGCGAACAGGGCGAGGCCCTCGAGTCCGAGATGACGGTGGATCAGGTCAACCTGACTCCGAAGACCGTCAGCGCCTGGACCCGCTTCAGCCGGCTGCTGATGATGCAGTCCAGCCTCGATGTGGAGATGCTGGTCCGGAACGATCTGGTGACGAAGATGTCGCTGGAGATGGCCCGCGCTTCGCTCTATGGCACCGGCTCCAGCTCCCAGCCCCAGGGCCTGAAGTTCGTCACCGGCATCAACACCGAGGACTTCGGCGCGAACCAGCCCACCTATGCCGAGCTGGTGAGCATGGAGACGAAGATCGCCGCCGACGACGCCGACATCGGTGCCATGGGCTACGCCACCAACGCCACCATTTACGGCGGGTTCAAGACCACCGAGAAGTTCGGCTCGACGGGCTTCACCGTGCTTGAGCCCGGCAACACGGTGAACAGCTACAGCGCGGTTCGCTCCAATCAGGTGGAGTCGGGCGACGTGTTCTTCGGGGTCTGGAACCAGATGCTGATCGGCATGTGGGGCGCCCTGGATCTGCAGGTCAACCCCTACTCCGAAGACAAGGCCGGGAACATCCGGGTGGTCGCCTACCAGTCCTGTGACGTGGCGGTGCGCCATCCCGAGGCCTTCTGCCGCGGCAACAACACCCTCTGAACGGTGACGTGATGCTGATCGAGATCCTCCGAGACACCTCCATCGCCGGGAAGGCTGCCCTGATCGGTGAGTTGGTGGATGCTGACGAACCCACGGCCCGGTACTTCCTGGCCACGGGGAAGGCGCGGAAGGTGATCGATCAGCCCACGGCCCCTGAGCCCCCGGCGATGGAGCCGGCGCCTGAGGCGCGAAAGCCTCGCCCCCGTCGTAACCCATCCGCCAAGGACTGACCGCCATGATGCACCAGTACGCGCTGGAGAAACTCCAGCACTTCTCTCTCCTCGCCACCACCACGATCACCGCCATCGGTGACCAGACCGGTGTGGACCTCGCCAACTACGAAGGCGACATCCAGATCATTCTCAACGCCACCGCCGCCGGTTCGGGCGCCACCTTCGATTGCCGGATCGAGGAAGCCGACACCCTGGGCGGCAGCTACACCGCCGTCACCGGTGGTGGCTTCACCCAGATCGGCAACGCCGCCGCGAAGCAGGTGATCACCCTGAACTCCGACAACCTGAAGCGGTTCATCCGGTTCAGCGTGACGGCCGAGGGTGGCACCGCCTCGAGCGCCATCACCGTGAACGGCTACGGCCTGCTGAAGTACGGCTGATGATCACGGAAGATCTCGACATCTTCCTTTCCGACTTCGGCGTCAGCATAACTGCTGGCGCCGTTTCTGGTTTGGGTATTCTGGACATGCCGGGAGAGGTGGTGTTCGACGGCGTGCGCGAGTCGTATACGGGCGCCATCTCCAGCCAGTACATGCTGACGTGCCGCACGGATGAGTTCGGATGGCTGGGATATGGAGATCAAGTGAACGTTGATGACGTGGGTTATCGGGTGCAGGAGAAGTTAGACATCACGGATGGCCGCTTCTGCCGGCTGTTGATGGAGAAAGTGGCTGGCGATGATCCGGTCGAGTTCGTGTTTGACGGGGACTTTGAGTGATGGCTATCCAGGTTTTCACGGGGCGAGTTCAGCAGCGATTTTCGACGCTGGCCGCAATCACGCTGACGAATCCGATTCTTCTTGAAGGTGAAGTCTGGACGGAGAAGGACGCGAGCACCGGCCGCAGCACCGGCCGCCGGAAAGTCGGCGATGGTGTGCTGAATGCAGACCGCACAGCGATCACTGGCACGGCGTTCAATGACCTGCCCTTTGAGCCTGGTGTGGGCGGCGACGGATCAGGCGATGTCGTCGGTCCCAGCAGCAGCGTTAACGGGCGGGTGGCGTTGTTTGATGGAGCGACCGGCAAGCGTCTGAAGCAGGCCGACGCGGACGCGTTTCAAGGGCCTGCAGGCCCGGCCGGGCCGCAGGGCATCCAGGGGGAGGCGGGTCCCGCTGGGCCGACTGGGCCGCAAGGCCCAGAAGGGCCGCAGGGGCCGCAAGGAGACACTGGCCCGGCTGGCCCGCAGGGGCCGCAAGGAGACACTGGCCCGGCTGGCCCGCAGGGGCCGCAAGGAGACACTGGCCCGGCTGGCCCGCAGGGGCCGCAAGGAGACACTGGCCCCGCTGGCCCGCAGGGGCCGCAAGGAGACACTGGCCCCGCTGGCCCGCAGGGGCCGCAAGGAGACACTGGCCCCGCTGGCGCAACGGGCGCCACTGGCCCGGCAGGGGCGACCGGCCCGCAAGGCCCTCAAGGCGACACAGGGCCGGCCGGCCCCACTGGTGCAACAGGGCCGCAAGGACCTCAGGGTGACCCTGGCCCAGCCGGCGCCACGGGGCCGCAAGGAGACACTGGCCCGACAGGAGCCACGGGGGCCACTGGGGCGACAGGCCCTGCAGGTGAGGGCGTCCCCACAGGTGGCACCACAGGGCAGATTCTGCGAAAGGTTGATGGCACCGACTACAACACCGAATGGGCCAATCCGGCCGGCGGCGGTGATGCTCTTACCTCTGGCACGTTGGCCCAGTTTGCCAGCACCACTAGCGACCAGCTCCGTGGAGTCATCAGCAACGAAACAGGCACCGGGGCGCTGGTTTTTGGGACGGCCCCAACGATCAC